CTTCTGCTTCCTTAGATATACTTTTTTCTTCCGCTTTAACTTCAGCCTCGAATATTTGTTTCCAGTCAGTAATGTTAAATCCTTTAGTAACAACGCCACCAATTGCTTCATTGATAAGTTGTTTAGATTTCAACACATTCACTGATGTGTCAAAGTCTAAGAATTTAGTAAGGTACTGTGGAAAAGTTTGTCTAGCTTGTTTTAAAAACTGATCTTTATTTCCTTTACCACTTTTGATGGAGTTGAATTGTTCTTGTAGTGTCATGTTATTTTTTATCTCTGAATAATGTTATTAAATCGTCTAAATAGTCTACTGCTAAATCTGTGCCATACTTAACTTGAAAGTCAGGAGACATTTTATAGTATTCCATAGTTTCTTCTTTTGACTTTTTTAACAGTGGCAGTAAAGTGTTTAACTTGTCTTCGATTTTATCGTAGTCACCTATCCTGTCACCTATAAATTTTTTCAATGCTGGTTCTTGTAAGTTTAATGAATCAACATATGATTGAGAAGTTTGTTCTTCTTCTAATTTCTTTTTCCATAAATCTTTATGGTCAATGGCTTTAGATTGTTTGTGAAGCTTTTCAGCGTCAACTGGTTTCCAACCTAACTTATAATAGTAAATATTTTGAGCTCCTTTAGCTCCCTTTTTAGGGTTAAAGGCGTATGGGGTTGCATACTGAGCTCCTTCGCCTGGAGTGAAGTGACCTGCGCCAGCTCCTCCTCCAGTTGCACTCATTTCTTTTAAACGTTTACGAACAAGTTCTTTAACTTCTTCTTCGTTTATAGATGACAATGATTTATATTGTTTTGGATAATTAGCTCTTAAATGAGTTCTAAATTGATTCCACACATATCCTAAACCATTGTATATTTCTTTAAATTTTGGATCTTTTTTAACCTCATCAAATGTAATGAATTTTTTATATTCATTAACAAGAGTTCTAAATGTCTTATATATTAAGGCGTAATTAGCCTCATATTTCACATCCCACGTTACTGTTCCTGTTTCTGGGTCTACTTGGGAAGGTGTTGATGAAATACCTGACTTATTTTCCATTGACTTGTTTTAGTTCTTCAAGTAAATCACAATATTGTAACAAGTTAACTATATGATCGTTGTTGATTTTATCGTTTTTTTCTAAGCCAACTAAAACATTTTTTAACGTTTCATCCAATTTAATTTTAGTAACTGGATTTTTAGTTGTCTTGTTTAATACAATAAGACTTTTCTTAATTTCTTGTATTTTAATGTTGTAAAAGTCCTTTAATTTTGCTGGATTGTCTACACTGTTGATGAATTCTTTAAGAATAGATTTTTTGCTGTCACTAAAGTCAGCATACTTGTTGTTGAATTTATCAAGTAGTATTCTGTAAGTTAAAATGCGAGTATCGTTGTCATATTTAGAAAATTCTTCCATTAATCCATCTGGTTTATTTTCTTTTTTAACCGCGAAAGTTAAATGTTCTAATATGGCTAATTTGTTGGTAATTACCTGATCTGTTGACACTGATTTATTATCATGTGCTTCAATTAGAGTGTATAATGCAGCATGTGCTTTATAGTTAGGCAACTTAGTTTTGAAAAATTCCTCTAAATTGTAATGTTCTTTAATCTCTTTAATTAGATTGTACTTCTGTCTTTTAAGAGCAGACTTATTAAGTTGTTTAGAACTTTCTAAGACTGAATTGATTACGATGTCTGCTTTACCTTCGGTTAAGTTAGTACGTTTTAATAAACTTTCGTATAGTTTATATTCACGACCTAGTTCTGTCTTGTTGAAGTATTTTTTTAAGATATTGGTAGCTTTTGAGTCGTTACCAGATAATGTATCTGCGGTAATTTGTCGAACTAAAAGTTCAAAAAGTATACCAGTATTTTTATATTTTGAATGAGAAATTTTCATTAATTATATTTTTATCAATGTTAGATTATTTCTAGTTTTATGAGTCTTTGATGACAGTATATTAGAAATATGACCAGATGACATTTTTAATATTTTAGAGGCTTCAGTTAGACTATTAAATATAATATCTAATTCAATACATTTTACTTTAATTTTTTTATTATTTACTGCTTCTTGAATTTTTATAGTATGTTCTTTTGATTTTTTTACTCCTAATTTAGAACCTGCTTTTCCTTTTAAATATAAATAATCTCTATTTTCATGAGATTTTTTCATATTTATTTTAGCTATTATAGATTTTGGTTTTTGTTTTTTAATTTTAGTTAAATTTGTATCTTTTCTACCCCATTGTCCTTCGCCACCATCAGTAAAATTAACTAATATTCCTGTTCCTAAATCTTTACGACCATAAAGTTTTATAAAAAATTTTTCTTTTTTACAAGCTTCTTCCCAAGTTAAATTTTCTAACATAATTTCCACTTTATATCCAATTTTATAAACTATATCTTTCCATGAATATGATCTTCCTTTTTTATTATAAGCTCGTATATATTTTTCATCACTTCCTATACCTATATAAAAAGGTTCATTTTTATCTAATCTAATATGTCTATATAAATAAGCCATTTTGTTATAAATATATAAGGAAATTTTAATCTCGCAATTGATTTTCGTCAAGTAATGATTCTTTTGATTTGTCAGATTGAAATACTAATTTCTTTTCAATTTCATTTAAGAATTGCTTATTTTTAAGGTAAGTAGTTTCATTTAATGATTTGTTGCTTCCATATCCTGGCTGGTCATCTGTCTTCATATCTTTTCTGCCTAACCTGTCTCTACCAAATACGTTATCTTGAGTGTTAATGTTTGATACTTTTTCTTTAGGACGACCTAATGTTATGTCGTCACCATATCCTGCTGGTACATTTCCTGGATCAGATGTCATTCTACTCTTACCGTACAATGATGCTAAGTCGTGTGGTGTACCATATGATTTACCTGTTTCTAATGGGTCGTTTCCTTCCTCAGTTACCTGACCTAGTCTAAACTTACGTTTAGCGTCTTGTAAAATAAGATCTCTATATTCATCAAATTGATCTTCACTGAAATGGAATACGTTGTGGTAAATCCAATCTGTAGGTAACAATTGAGCTTCCATTATGTTTTTAGCTAAGTCTACTTTTTCTTTCATTAACGCAATTCTTTCTTGATCGTAAATGATAGATGGAGTAGTTAATGAAATTTCAAAGTTTGTTAATGTTTCGCCTCTATATCCTTGAGTGTATAAATGTACTAATGCAATTTTATACAATTCAGATAATATAATACGTTGAATTCTGTCAATTGTACGAGCGAAACGAATGTCTTCTGCTGCTAATGTTGCTTTACCTGATAAATCTTTATCGTAACCCATAAATGCTTTAGGCACTTTAAGCGCTGCGAACAACTTGTCTCTTAAATAAGCCACATCTTCAATGCCATTATATTCTAAACCTTTAGTAGTTTCAATTTTAGTTGCTGTATCGTTTCCACGAACTGGAATGTAGAAATCTTCTAACATGTTTTGCATGTTGTACTTTAAGTTATACTCACCAGTTTGAGGATCCATATATGGTGTTTTCTTCATTGTGGTAATTGTCTTCTTCATAAAGTTTTCTACTTCATTATTAGGAATAGCACCAACGTTAATGTAAAATACACGTTTTTCTGGAGCGCGAGATATTCTATGAATCAACATAGCATCTTCCATCAATGTGTATTGCTTAAACAATTTACGTGCTGGTTCAATGTATGAACGACCATAAGGTAAATAGTTAACATCCGTTAATAAGCGGAAGTGGGCCATTTCATAGTTGTCAAAATATATTCCACTTGTATCGTCTTGTATTCTTTGATTTGGAACAGTGTACTGTCCTGTGCCTCCAACATAACCATCTGGGCTAAATCTAAATCTTACTGATGCTGGATTTTCTTTGTCGTAATTTTCTTGGCGCATAATGTGATATGCTGTGTATGGTATAACATTGTACACTCCAAACTTTTCAGCTATTTCTAACTTTAAGAAAAAGTCACCATACTTACACATTTGTCTAACCCAAGACCACATGTTAAACTCGATGTTTAACACGTCATAAAACAAGTTATAAAGTATTTTTTGAACGTCTTCATCTGAGCTACGAATTTGTAACACTTCACCCATTTCGTTTTTTAAAGAACATTCGTCTGACACAATGTCTAAAGCAGAAGCTATAATAGCGTCTGTGTCCATTACATCATAGTCTGAGTATAATTGAGCTCTTAAATATTGATAGTTAACATTTAACTGTTGACCATAAAGTGACGTAGTATTAGGTGAGTAAATTCTACTGTATCTGTCTACTAATGAATTTGTTTGATATTCACCACTTTGTTGGATTGAATTAACATCCATTACTCGAAGTTGATTGCCTCCTTCATTTCTGACAATTACGTCAGTTGAAAATAATCGTTTTAACCTCGGAAATATACTTTTATCTGCCATTTTTTATTTAATTAACCAACTTATGTCTTCATTTTGATCGTTTCCTACTTTCATTGAATATGGATTATCTGTTCCTGATGTAAAGTAAGCTCCTTGATATTGAGCAGGTCTTGATATGTTTCCAATTGTTGCTCTTGTCATTTCAATTCCTTGTTGTTTGTTTTTTAAAGCTGTGTCTCTCACATACATCGCTGTGTTGAAAGACATCACTAAATCGTCATTGTAACCGGTTTGTGCTTCTGCTCTACCATTTTTCCAAACGAATATTTTCATTTCTTCAATCAATCGTTTTGATCTAATGATAACACTATGATCACCTAAATACTCTCTACCTTTGTTAATTACTAATGGTCGTGATTTTAACGACATAGTAAAACCTGGTACCATTTTCGATGTGTCTTCATATCTACTATACGAATCAGAAGTTGGGGAGTCACTTTTAGATGAATAGTATAAATTTCTATAGTTTCTTTCTAGAATAGCGTCTAATGTAGACCAACCAATGTTAGCATTTTCAACTACTAACAGCGCTTCGTTGTATTCTGTTGCGATACCAACTAACATGTATCCAAATTCTTTTGGCGACAATTGACTTTTAAATTCTGCTACTTGAGCATTTGTTTCTAAGTCAAATACATGAAATGCTGAGTAGTCTTTACCATCACCTCTAGCAACGTCAGCTACTACCATGTAATTTCTTGAATAGTCAGGTGCTTCCCACACCCATAAATTCTTGTCTACTCCTCGTCTTTCCATTGGTTCAACAACGTTAGCAGTCATCATATATTCAAGATGTTCTGGATAGTAAACTACCTCACCTGA